AGAACTACAAAACTTTGAGCCTGACATAGAAGGTGGATATAGAAGAATAAATGGATTTAGTAAATATGTATCTGCAGTAGTCCCTGCAACTTCTTCTGCTTCTGAAAAAGTTTTGATGGTTTGTACCTTTGCAAGTAAAGTTGTAGCAGCAAGAGGAACAAATATATTTACTGCAGACCCTGCAGGTTCTTCATGGACAACAATAGATAGTGGTAGAACAAGTGCAGGCAAGTACTCTTTTGAGAGATTTAACTTTGATGGCAATGATAAGTTAATCGTAGCAGATGGTGCAAATGCACCTACAGTATTTAATTCATCATTTAGTGCAACAGATGTAACGTCAGCAGGAAGTGGTGAAGTAAGCACTGCAGTAACAGGTGCTAAATTTGTTAAAGCATTTAAAGAGCATATGTTTTACGCAGGCATGTCGGGTGCTAAACAAGAACTAGTATTTAGTGTGCCATTTGATGAAGACAATTTTGCAACTGCTAGTGGTGCAGGTAGTATTAAAGTTGATGATACTATAACAGGACTTAAAGTCTTCCGTGAAGATTTATTTATATTCTGCGAAAATAGAATATTTAAACTGTCAGGAACATCTAGCAGTAACTTTGCAATAACTGCTGTAACAAGAGATATAGGATGCATCAACGGAGATACAATACAGGAATTTGCAGGTGACCTTATATTTCTAGGACCTGATGGATTAAGAACAGTTGCTGGTACAGCAAGAATTGGCGACGTTGAATTAGGAACTATAAGTGCAAATGTGCAGAGTTTATTTGATGCTAATTTATCAAGTGCTTCTGAATTTGAATCTGTAGTAATACCTGACAAAACACAATACAGAATTTTCTTTACAAAAGATGGTACGGGAGAAAATGCTACTAAAGGTGTTATATGCGTCATGAAAGGGCAGACCTTTGAGTTTTCTGAAATACGAGGGATAAAACCTGCATCAACGGATACTTTTGTTTCTTCAGGAAATGTTATAGTTTTACATGGGGCATATAGTGGAGGCTATGTATATAGACAAGAATCAGGCAATGACTTTGACGGAACAGCTATTTTAGGTAAGTACAGAGGTCCTGACATGACTTTTGGAGATGCTGGACTTAGAAAACATATGCAAAGAGTTATTGTAAACTATGCTCCAGAATCAACAATAGATGCGGATTTATTTTTAAGATACGACTATGAAGCAAAAGATTCTGTAAGACCTGCGGCTTATGCATTAGATTCTGGGGACATTGCTGCAATATATGGAACGACAACTTATGGTGGAAGTTCTGCAAGTTTTGGAACTTATGGAGGTGCATCACAACCATTAGTGAGACAAGCTGTTGAAGGTTCAGGTTTTGCTGTTGCACTTAGAGTTAATGATGGTGGTTCTACTGCACCATATTCCTTAAAAGGATTTCAGTTAGAATATCAAGTGGGAGCGAGAAGATAAATGGGAGCTACATACACTAGACAATCATCTTATAGTGATGGAGATACAATAACTGCCGCTCATACCAATGATGAGTTTAATCAGTTATTAGCAGCCTTTGCATCAAGCACAGGACACACTCACGATGGTACAACTGCAGAAGGTGGTCCTATTACTAAGCTATTAGGTAATACACTTACCTTTGGTGCAGGAACTGCAGGAACAGATATAACAATAACATTTGATGGTGAGACATCTGATGGTGTTCTCAAATGGATGGAAGACGAGGATTATTTTGAATTTAGTGATGACATACTTGTTGCTTCTACAGAGAAGTTACAATTCAGAGACACAGCTATATACATCAATTCAAGTACGGATGGACAATTAGATTTAGTAGCAGATACAGAGATACAACTTGCAGCGACGACAGTTGACTTAAATGGTAACTTAGATGTATCAGGTTCTATAACATTAGGTGGCACTGCAATTACATCTACTGCAGCAGAATTAAATATTCTTGATGGGGTTACATCCACTGCTGCTGAATTAAACATACTTGATGGTGTTACTGCCACTACCACTGAACTAAATATACTTGATGGAGTAACAGCAACAACTGCAGAGTTAAATATTTTGGACGGTGTGACTGCTACTGCTGCTGAATTAAATATACTTGACGGAGTAACTTCTACTGCTACGGAATTAAATTTACTAGATGGTGTCACTGCTACTACAACAGAGCTTAATTATGTCGATGTATCTACAACAGGAACAGTGGAAGCTAGTAAAGCAGTTGTTGTTGATTCTAATAAAGATATAAGTGGTTTTAGAAATTTAAGTATTACAGGTGACCTAACAGTCGCAGGTGATGACATCACTATGGGAACTAACACTGCAGGTAACTTACTCGTTGCAGATGGAACAAACTTTAACTCTATAGCAGTGGGTTCATTATCTGAAATATCTACAGTAGCAAACGATGATGTGTTCTTGGCAGTAGATACTTCAGGTGGTGGTCTTAAAAAGATTACAAGAAGCACAATCGTATCAGGATTAGCAGTATCAGGTGCTGCTATATCTAACGTGGTAGAGGATAGCACACCACAATTAGGTGGCGACTTAGATGTAAATGGCAATGGTCTAGTATCTACATCTAATGGTAATATTGCACTCACACCAAACGGAACAGGTGTTGTAAGAATAGATGGTTCTAATGGTATTGATATG